GGCCATCCTGCTGAAGGAGGTCAACGGCGAGTACGCGCAGATGGGCGCCCTCATCCAGGGCAGCGCCGGCAAGGGCGCGGAGCTGATGGAAGCCCGCATGAAGTCCTTCGCCGGATCCCTTGAGATAGCCAGGGGTGCGATCGAGACATTCATGATCAGCCTCGGCCTGGCGCTGCAGCCGCTCATCGAGTTCTTCGCTGGGGCCATCGCCGCCGTGGCCCAGTGGTTCACCAACCTGCCCAAGCCGATGCAGACCGCGATCGCTGCGTTCCTCGTCTTCGCCGCGGTGATCGGGCCGATCGTGCTGCTGCTCGGGTTCATGATCACCGCGGTCACCTCCATCATCGGAGCGGTCACCGCTGCGGCCGCTGCGATCGGCATCGGGGTTGCGGCGTTCCTCGGGTGGATCGCGGTGATCGCGCTGGTCATCGCCGCGGTGGTCGCGGTCGTGGTCCTGATCATCAAGAACTGGGACAAGATCAAGGCATACTTCGTCAACCTGTTCGCCCAGTGGAAGCGCGATTTCCCCGCGCTCTTCACTTTCATCACCACAGCGGTGCGGGTGTTCGTCACGGTGATCAAGGCGTGGTTCTCCGCGCTCGTCACTGCGTGGAAGACCACCTTCACCGTGATCTGGAACATCGTCAAGACCAGCTTCGACATCATCTCCAAGATCTTCGGAACGGTCTTCGGGATCTGGATGACGGTCATCGACACCGCGCTCAAGGCGATCGCTGCCATGTTCCGTGGCGACTGGGGCAAGGTCGCCGAGATCGTCAAGGACGGAGCTAGCAAGATCCTCGGCTACGTCAAGGCCCTACCCGGCCAGATCCTCTCCGCGCTCGGCAACCTCGGCTCCCTGCTGTACGGCAAGGGCAGGGAGCTGATGAACGGGCTGTGGGAGGGCATCAAGTCCGTGGTCGACAACATCAAGAACACGATCAAGAGCGCGGTCGGCCTGAGCCCGTCGGTGTCCAGCAGCGCCTCCGGTGTCGCATCAGTCGGGCTGTCCACCTTTGGCATCACCCCGGCGTCGACGTCTTCCAGTCGGGTGGGCAGCGTCGTGATCAACGTCAACGGTGCGCAGGACCCGTACACCACGGCCCGGATCGTCAAGCGGGCAGTGGAGGGCTACGACGTCAGTCAGGGGCGCAAGCCTGCGCAGGCACTGGCCAGGGCTTGGTAATGGCCGACATCACCACCATCTACCTCGCGGCCACCGCCACGCCCATCGACTCCTCGCTGGTGGCCCTGCCGGTGCAGGTCACTCACGGTCGCTCGGCGAACGCCGCCCAGCCCGACGCACCGGTGCTGGAGTTCGAGTACTACGACACTGTCCCTCCGTGCGCGGCCGGGGACCTGCTGCGCCTCGAGCACACCGGGACCGAGCCCGACACCGGTGGCGGGTTCTGGGGCGACCCGGCGGTGACGTGGGGCGACCTCGGGTGGACGTGGAACGGCAACCGGGAGTCGACGTCCACCCGGTTCGTCGGAGAGGTCGACTCCGTCACCGCCATCGAGGTCGACGGGGTCATCGACGGGTGGAAGGTACGCGCCGTCGGGAGGCTGGCCGCGCTCGGGCGGATCGGGGTGCGCGAGGAACGCCCAATCGAGGACGACGTCACCCGGGTGCTGGCCATCGCGGCGAAGGCTGGGGTGACGATCAACATCGCCGGGACCGCCGGCATGCAGCTCGCGATCGACGAGCTGGACCGCGACTGCCTGGGCGCACTGCACCAGGTGTGCGAGTCCACCGGTGGGCTGGTGTGGCAGGACCGCTTCGGCGACTTCTGGTACGGCACGGCGAACCACCGGGCCGGGACCACCGACTGGGTGCTGCCCGCGAAGGCCATCCTCGACGGCCTGGAGTGGACCAAGGAAGTGGAGCAGGTGCTCAACCACCTGACCATCCGCTATCCGCGCGAGGTGCTGCCCCCGCCACCGCTGACCGGGGAGTGGACGTGGGATCCCAGCCTGGACACGGGCACCGACCCGGGCGACGGGGACATGCGCGCCAACGACGTGAACGCCACCCAGGTGTCAACGATTGCCCTGAGCGCGATGACCAGCGGTGGGGTCGACGCCACCCTGAGCATCACCCGCCGGCTGGCCGGGGACCGGCTGTACATCCAGGAGAAGGCCGACTCAACGAAGTGGGCGCGGTACACCCTGACCGGACCCCCGGTGGACAACGGTGACTGGTTCACGGTCAGTGTCGACTTCAAGGAGCATGGCGACGTTGGGGAGCCGGTGCAGAACAACCAAGCGATGCTGGTGTCGTTCGACTCCCGGTTGGAGGGTGGAGAGCGGCAGGAGACGTTCAGCGACACGGCGAGCATGGCGCAGTGGGGGGAGCGGCATGTTGAGTTCTCCACCCTGTGCGCTGACGCCGACGAGGCCGCCATCCTCGCGCTGACGATCCTGGCCCGCCGCGCCCAACCGTTCTGGGCGATGCCCGGGGTGCTGGTCCCCTACTTCGAGCTCACCCCTGCAGACGCCGCCACCATGCAGGCGTTGGAGGTGTCCGACGGGCTCCTTGCCCCGGTGCCCACTGCCCCCGGGCCGACGCCGTCGGGGCTGATGCAGTGGGCCGTCGAGGGATGGGTCGAGGAGTGGCGCGAGGACGGGCACTGGATGCAGCTCTCACTGTCGGACTGGGCGCGGTTCTCGGCCGCCGGTGTGCGCACATACCAGATCGTTGCCGATACCCTGACATATGGGCAGGCTGCAGCGAAGACCTACCGCGAACTCCTAGTCGAGGTGATCTGATGACCGGCTACACGCAGCCCGACCTGCTGCCCTTCCCGGACAACTACAACGACCCCGCCGACGTCCCTGCCGACGTCGAGGCCCTGGCTGTTGCCACGCAGGCCGCGATCACCGAGAGCGCCAGCCTCGCCACCCTGATGTGCCCGATCGGGGCGATCGTGATGTGGCCGCAGGCGTCGGCCCCTGTCGGCTGGCACCTGTGCAACGGGAGCGCACACGGGTCCTCGGCTCTGCAGTCCGTCCTCGGGTCGGCGAACACCCCGGACCTGCGGGACAGGTTCATCGTCGGGGCTGGGTCCTCGTACGCGGTCGGTGCGACGGGCGGGGCGAACGAAGTGGCGCTCACCGAGGCCCAGCTCGCCCCGCACGCACACGTCGTGATCTCCTCGACGACCACAGTCAACCCCGACCAGGGGTCGCAGCAGGGGTCCCCGTTCAACGCCGGCACCCTGGCCACTAACCCGCAGTCCCGGGAAACCTCGCCTGCCGGGGCGGGCGCCGCACATGAGAACCGGCCCCCGTTCTACTCGCTGACCTACATCATCAGGAAGAGCTGATGAGCGATGCCCAGGCCACCGTGGCCATCTTCCTCCTGGCGCCGATGGTGGTGCTCGGGGTCGTTGGCATGGTCAGGGGCTACCACATGACGCTGCGGGTATGGAAGGGCGATCACAAGGGAGACAAGCATGGCGACGATTGACCAGTTCGGGAACACCAGCGATCCGCTGTCCGCGCCAGCGCTCGGCGGGGCCACGGGGTGGGCGGCCGCAGTGCGCGACGCCATCAACGGGAAGGCTCCGGCCTCCCACCTCCACGCCGACTACCTCACCCCGCAGGAGGTGGTGGCCGGGACCAACGTGTCCGTCGACACCACCACCACGCCGGGCAGCGTGATCATCAGCGCATCGGGCGGCACGGGTGGCGGGGATGGTGTGGCCGGCGGGTACGTGGCGTTCTCCACGTTCGCCGGGACATCCGATGACGCGAAGCTGGCGTCCGCGGTGGCCTACGTCGCCGCCCAGACATACAAGCCTGCCGTCGTCCTCGACGAGAACCGTCTCTACACCTTCAACAGCGCGCACCCCGACCCCCCGGACGGGTGGCACCTGACTGGACCGATCGGGTCGTTCGCCGGGAACATCGAGCAGTCGTCGAAGAACTCGCTCGCGGCGAAGGTGAAGATCAACTACTCGGGCACCTGGGTGAACCTGTCGGTCACGAAGTGGAACATACGCTTCTCGAACATCAACTTCGAGGGCACCGCGAACACCACCTGGCTGAACTCCCCGACGCAGACCCTGTGGTGCATGCACCTGCACTCACTGTCGTTCAACCTGTTCAAGCACGTCATCGGCACCCCAACCTCCAAGTGCCTGATCACGGCGTCCCAGATCGACGGGTACTGGGATGTGGCCAACGGGTACAACACCGCGTTCACGCTGGGCGGGTCGGACAACAACCTGTTCCTCGACGGGATGCTGCTCGACTCGGGGATCACCTCCGGGGTCGCAGCGTTGACCCCGCTGTTCATCTGCGACTACCTGCAGAAGGGCAACATCGGGCCGATCTTCGCCACGTCCCGCAACAACTGGGCCGGGATCCTGATCAAGGGCTCGAGCGCCAGCGGCCAGGCACTGGTCATGTCGCCTGGTGCCCGGTGGGAGGGCAAGAACGAGGCCGAGTACTGCCAGGGTGCCACGATCCGCATCGAGGGTGGGTCGCTGTCCATCTTCGGGGCGGACACCATGTTCGGGCGCGGCAACGCCTCCAACGCGCGCGGCGACCAGGCGCAGATCCACATGACCGGCGGCAGCCTGCACGTCGACGCCTGCACCTACTCCCGCGCAGACGGGGTGTCGCAGGACGTGCCCTACATCTACTGCTCCGGTGGAGACCTGACGGTCAGCAACATCCAGCGCGGCACGCAGGGCGGCGGGACGTGGACCGACCTTCCGGTGGTGCAGATCGCCGGGACCGGAAGGCTCCTCGCGCATGACGGGACGGTGCGCGTCACCCCGCAGACGGTGCGTCAGGCCCGGGTCTACTCCGGGACCACCGCACCGGCCAACCCGCAGAAGGGCGACCTCTGGGTTGCCGGGGTGGCGTGATGGCCGCGACCAAGATCTGGAACGGGACGGCGTGGGTGGACCCAACGTCGTACAAGATCTGGAACGGGTCGGCGTGGGTGGATGCGACCGCCACCACGAAGGTGTGGAGCGGCAGCACATGGGTCGACGTTGAGGGCGGGGTTGTGCCCCCCGATTCGCCGACGACGGACTTCTGGTGCTCGTTCGATGCCGGGGCCGAGGGCGCCACGGTGAAGACGACCGACACCGGGCAGGGCGTGGTGTTCAACTCCGTGTCCTCCCCGGCTCCGACCTACGCCTACCCGGGCAAGTCGGGGCAGGCGTGCGCGCAGGTGGTCACCAGCCTCACGACCACGTCCTACATGCAGTGGAACGCCTCCGCGATGACGTCGGGCCGGGTCGGGTTCTGGTTCAAGCCCGGGGCCGTCGCTTCCGCTGAGGCCCGCATCCTCGACCTGCGACAGACATCCACTGCCGGCACGGTCGGCGGGCTGCTGTGGATGCCGACCGGAGTGCTGCGCCTCATGGTCAACACCAGCGGCGTGAGCGCGGCGTCGTCCCCAGCGCTCACCCTCGGGCAGTGGTACTGGGTATCCCTCGGGTGGGACGCCACCGCGAAGACCGCGCGCTACGTCGTGTACACCTCGACCGGGGTGCTGTTCTACGACAGCGGGTCAGTGTCAGTGGCCGCCTCCACCTACGCCAACTTCGCCACCGCCCGCTTCGGGGCTGTGACGGTCGGCACCTACGGCACCAGCCAGTGGGACGAGTGCCAGTTCGATGCGGGCTCCGCTGTCCCGCTGGATCCGTGGTTGCCATGACCGCGACGTGGAGCGACCCGACCGCGATGTGGAGCGATCCGGACGTGTCGTGGGACGGGACCGCCAAGCCCGAGGCACCCGAGGCCCCCCCGACCGACGTCTCGACGGTGACGTGCGCGGAGTGCTGGGCGCTGGTCCTCGCCGAGAACAGCCAAGCCCATGCCGACTGGCACCGGGCTCCGAGAAAGGTGACGGTGATGCCATGAAGCCATGCAAGGAAGAGCGCGAGGTCACCTGCCCCTTCAAGAAGAAGGGCGACTCCTGGGCCACCGGGGAGCACAGCGGCGTGGACTACGGCTGCCCGACCGGGGACCCGGTCTACGCCATGTGGGGCGGCACCATCACCGGCAAGAGCTGGGGGTCGGCCTACGGCACCCACCACGTCATCGACCACGACACGCTGCCCGACGGCAGCCCCGGGCTGTGGGCGGTCTACGCGCACCTGCAGTCCAAGACGAAGACCAGCGGCCGCGTGGAGGCCGGGGACCTGATCGGGTACAGCAACAACACGGGGAACAGCAGCGGCCCGCACCTGCATGTCGAGGTGCAGCCGCAGTCATACTGGGTGCAGGGCTCGTACAAGGATCCGCAGCCGTGGATCGACGCAGGAGGAGAAGACATGGCCGACTACTGGTACAGCGGCAAGCCCAGCGGGTCGTTGAAGGTGGGGCAGTCCTACGTCAACCTTGACATCGACGAGTGGGACCCGCCGTCGTCCGGCGTGGAGCACGTCCTGACCTACATCAACTGCTCCGCGTTCAAGTGGGCCCCCGGCGCCACCTCCGGCCGCATCCGGGTGCGCCTCGACCGCGGCGGGGACCCCAACGACTACACCGGGTACCAGGACTACGTGGTCACCCCCAGCCAGCCGGAGATGCTGATCACGCACAACTTCTTCGAGAAGGGCGACGGCACCCGGACGTGGGTCGGGTTCAAGTGCCTCGACGGACTGACGGAGATGACGATCGGGACGCGCTACATGAAGCGCTACACACTCTGATGGGCGCGCCAGTCACCCTGACCGGGCAGTACGGCACCGCCGACATCAACCCCGGTGTCGGCTACGTCGACATTGTGCCGGCGGTGTCGCAGGCCAACACCCACGTCGTCATCGTCCAGGCCGAGGTCCGCGCCACCCTGGACGCCGACGGGAAGTTCGCCGTCGACATCATCGCCTCCGACGACCCCGGCTGGGTGTCCGGGCCGATCCCGTACATCTTCCGCGAGTACGTGGATGGGCGCACGGCGCAGTGGATGGCCTACGTCAACGCGGCTGGCCCGTACGACATCAGCGAGCTGGTGCCGTTGGTGGAGTCACCCGACTTCTACGTTCCGGTGCCGGGTCCGCCGAACGTGCTCACGGTGCAGTCGACGACGACGATCCTCCCCGGCCTGCCCGCCGATGTGCAGATCAGTGGCGCGTCCCCGTCGCAGGAGTTGAACTTCTGGATTCCGGCGGGGCAGAAGGGCGACCCGGGGATCAGCGGCGCCCCGCACATCGGACCAGATGAGCCGACGGACCCGCAGGTCACCGAGTGGTTCGACACCGACGAGGAGTCGCCGCGTGGGGTGCGGGTCGACGGGGACACGATGCTGGGTGCGTTGCACCTGGCCGCGGGGTCGACGGCTGCGCAGCCCCCGCCCGGGGATGACTCGACGCTGGTGGCAACGACGGCGTTCGTCCACGACACCGTCACCGGGGACGTTGACCTGTCCGGGTTGATCCCGAAGGCGCTGGTGGACGCGAACACGATCCTCGGCGGGCTGGTCGACGACACCCCGG